AGAGCTGCTGCCAGCTCATTCAAAGTGTCTAAAGCAGCAGGAGCAGCAGCTACAACAGCAGCCACTGATGTATCAACATATCCCTTGGTGGCAGCATCTGTAGCTACTGTGGGAGTACCCAGACCAGTAATCTTATTGGTGCCCATCGCAAGAGCGCCAGTCATGGCATCGCCTGCTTTGCTAACCTTCAGCGCATCCGCTGCATCGACATAGCCTTTAGTGGCTGCGTCCCCTGCATTGGTGGGTGTCGTTAAGTTGGTGATGGTTGCTGTGGTACCAGCATTCATATCCAAGCCACCGTTAATGGTGACGTTGTTAAATGAAGAAGTACCTGTTGCTGCTGTGACGTTACCTGTGACATCACCTGTAACGTTACCTACAACAGCGCCTGTATGTACACCAGCAGTGTTGCCTGTGACGTTACCTGTCAGAGGACCAGCAAAACCAGTGGTGGCTGTAACCAACGTACCAGTGATTGCTTGAGCAGAAGAGCCACCAATCACAGTGCCGTCAATCGTACCGCCATTAATATCAGCAGTTGTGACTGTTGCTGTGTTTGTAGTTAAGCTGGTGGATGTTACTGCTGCTGGGGTGGTGTTACCAATAACTGTCGAGTTAATTGTGCCACCAGAGATTGCAGCAGTGTCAGCAACCAAGCTGTCAATATTCGCAACACCATCAATATATAAATCTTTAAACTGATATGTATTGCTACCTAAATCTAAATCGTTATTGGCAGCAGGAAGAATAGCTCCGTTAACAAAGAACACTTGGTCTTCAGGAGCAAAAGAAACCTCAACGTTAATAGCAACTCTATTGTTTGCTGTATCAATATCTACTTTGTTATTTCCATCAGGATCAGCGATAGCAGAAACATAAGCACCACCACCTGTGGAGCCATCATGCTGGTGTCCGTTGATAACGTCAAAGGCGTCACGAATTGCGTTGAATTCGTTGTTGATTGGTGTAGCACGTACAACAGCGGTAGGTACTATGTCAGCAGCAGATTGTCTTGTATATCCAGCCAATTATTTTCTCCTTATCGCCTGTCGTTCACAGAGTAGTTTAGAACGATACCCTGAATAGTGTGACTGGCGTTAGTGTCGTTTGTCACGTATTTAAAAGCCACTGAAAACCCAGAGCCTGAAATGTTTGTCTTTGTCACTGGTGACGGGTTGCCATCATAGATAGCAGCTGCGTCATAGATAGCTTCGTTGTAATACGCTGCAGCACCTTCAGTTGTTAACGTATAGTTAGCAGGGTTAAACACTCCCTTACTGTCATCAAAGTCATACGACACGCCTAGCAAAAGTTCTGATGAACCTTCACTCCGTAAGAATGTTGTGACGTTATAAAAGTTCTTACGAATTGTAGGATCTTGGAAATAGTAGTAGGGTGTTTGATAGATGGATAGAATCTCAGCTCCATCAAACGACGAACCACTTTCTTGCAAATGCACCTTACCGTTAGCATCCCCGTGAATGATAATCTCATCAACACCAATAAAACCACTAGAGGCTGATGTTGCAGGTATACCAAAGATTTGAGAATACTCAAAGTTAAATCCTTGAGCTGTCTGTCTAAGACCACCCAGCAATCCAAAGTTTCCTTCAGCAGGGATAAAGAATCTAAACTGAGATTTAGATCGGTACACAAGTCCGGTCAAGCTCTCTGGGTTTGTACTACCTGCTACAATTTCTTGGATGATGGCGCTGATTGTAAATTGAATCTGTTTAGAGATTGTCTGCAACTCAACGTCACCGATATTCGCTGTACCTGAAATTGGACGGAATCCATCAGGACTTAGAAAGATCAGACTTCCCCCTAGTTCTATCACACTATCGGGAACTAAGCAACCTAGATTTGAAGTAACTTCACTTAAAACAAAATCAGCAATGCTGTTGCCTGTCAGCTTTTTAATCTGGTTCTTACCAAAGATAAATAAGCTGTCACGGAAAGCCTTGATCTGTACAATCTCATAGCCTACGTTAATGACACCAGCACCTGTGGCGGGGCTGTAATCAGCCTCATTTGTAGGCGCAGAAAAATATAAACTCTCTGGCTCACTAGGATCGCCACACAAGAACATGTGGTTTTTAAACACACTAGAATACTTAGGAGCTGTCGGAGCATTGGCGTGAGTTAGCTGTGTATATGTCGTACCGTCATATGTGGCGGCAGGATTAATTCCATCAGTTAACAACAGCTTAGGAGTTCCCCAGTTAAATCTAGTGAACCGTACCTTAATGACACCTTCCATTGTAACCGTAGCTGGTGTGGTCACTGCCACCCAATCTTCAGCTGTAGCGTCCCAATAAAAGAAATAATTATCGTTAGTGAAAGGGTAGGGCTTACGGCAGGCAAAGATATTATCATTGATGCCTTCGTAGACAGCCACACCCAGCACATTATTAATACCGGGAACAGTGCCGTAGCTATTGCTAAAGCCACTGATTCTTCTGTATCCACCAGTAATAGCAGGCTCGTAATTAATAAGCTGCGTGGCTGAGCCGGGCGTGTCTTCTCCTTGAGACAACACATCCCTGTTGGTGTTCATACCACCAACGCAGTTTATCTTGAAAGCATTAATGCGATCTGCCATTAAATAACTCTGCCGCTAAAGGGTCTAGTTGATAAAGCTGTTGAGGTTATATACAAAGGCTCGTCCAAATATAGGCGGCGCATTGTCTTAATACCTTGGTCAAACCTGCTTTGGTGGATGGAGGCGCTCTGCTCATTAGAGCGATACACCATCATATATACCATAGCGCCATCTAGAATCACACTAGAGAAACGGTCAGGAATAATACATACGTCAGTAGCTGCCAACATATTGGCAGGGAAGGACCAGTATTTGTATTCAATTTCGTAAGCACGGTCTGGAGGTGGTGTCACACCAAACTTCAGATCCTGTGTCTGAAAAACAAAACGAGTTGAGCCATAGCCAGAAGTTCCGTTAAGGTCATCCTGTGGGCGATGCTTGTTTAGATAGTCAACATAGTTGAGCGTATCCAAACGAGCAGGCTGATTAATGTTGTCGAGTGTTTTGAGGTAGAAGCTCTCCCAGTCAACACTGGACATATCTGCAGGGAAGTCATAGACGTTTTGACCAACAGTCAATGTCTGTGTGTAAGTTTGCAGAGTGAAGGGCCACTCCTGTGCCACATGCAAGATTTCTCTAACGGATGAATTGATAGCAGTTTTAGCAAGCGCCTGAATGTTACGAGCATTAGGAAACTCAGAAGAGTCCATCGGAACTTCACCTAAGCGCTGTAGCAATTCATTCGTTAAAGAAAGATAGGTAGCCATAGTTGTATATAAATAGAAAGAAGGAGCCTCCGCTAAGCAGAAGCCCCCTCTTGGTCAGCGTTTAGGCAACGTTGTAAGCTGCAGTCACGATGCCTTCAGGACGAAGGATCTTGCGACCGTACAAGTGCATGCCACGAACGATGTCAGCAAAGCTGTCAGGATCACGGTAAGACTCAGTCTTGGTGATCTGCTCAGCAGTTGCAACAGCGCTCTGATGACCAGCGGTAAGGATACCGTAGTTGTCGTCCTGCTCGGTGGTGCCAGCAGTGCCAGCGCCTGTACCGATTTGCGGCAGGTTGTTAGACACATACACTTTGAAACCGTGCAGGTTGTTCAACACCAAACCGTTTTGCAGGCCTGAGCCGCCGAAGTCACCGTTCAACAAGCGGCTGTCTTCGTCCTTCAACATTTCCATGAAGATGGGATCGACAACCAACCAGCGACCGTTGCTGTCAACAAACTTCTGGTCCAACAAGCGAGCCATACGAGCAACCAGCATCAAAGGTGATACGGTGGCAGTAGGCATGGTCGTTGCGCCGGGGAGGCGAGGAGCCAAAGGAATAGAACCGCCAGTGGAAGCGCTAGTCAAGTTTGTGAATGACTCACGGAACAGCTTGTTAGAAGCCAACAGTTCGTCAGCACCAGCGGTGGTGTCAGCCTTGGTACCAGCAGGAGCGGTACGTGCGGTGTCAGCAACGCCGTTCTTTGCAGACTGTTTGAAACCAGTCAAGTAGCCCAGAACGTCTTGGTCGTAGTTGTCACGCAGGCGATAACCAGCACGTTCGGTAGACAATGACATCCAGTTCACGTGTGAGTGAGCGGCTTCAATGTCATCAACCTTGAATGCAAAGTAGTTACCTTGGTCAACAACCAAAGTGAAGTCGTTGTCGTCGAGGTCATCAGGGGCAATAGTCGTGCCACGGTTGTACGCTTTGACAGAGATTTCAGGTTCTTTAATGATACGAACGCTGTCACCATAGTTAGCGATTTCACCGAAGTAGTCGTTATTGGTGATGGCTTCTACGATAGAAGACTTACGGAAAGCAAGTTGAACCTGCTTGGAATAGATTACGGGGCTGAAATTGCCATTAGGCAAGTTCGTGTAGCCCGATGCGGATGGGAAAGCCATGATATTTCTCCTTGAATTAGGCTTAATTAATTCACTTGAATATCTACCTAGGGCCGTCCTCAATTAGGTGGTTAATACAGAAAGTTCTAGATGCTCTCTGGATTAACGGCTAATGGTCTGGGTTGTCTCGTAGCCTATCGACAGTGATACTGTGGACAATTATTGTCCGGTTGGGATGTGGATTTAAGAGGTGGTTTCCTAGAAAAACGGCTCTATAATCCTAAAGAGGGGAGGGGAGAATCCCCAGCCCCACATAAGTTATACAGAAATATTTAACTTCTGTCAACTAATTTTTAACGTGCATTACCACTTAAGTCGTACACAAACTTACCAGTACGAATGGCTGTGGTAATTTCTTCCTGACGCTTTGCATATTCGTCCATTGACATCTTGTCCACTTGGCTCTCATAAATGACGCCTTCTGTGCTGGAAGCTGTCGGGGCTGATCTGGTTCCTCTACCAATGGCAGAGGCTACATCTTTGTCAGAAGTTTTCTTAGCAGTCTTAATGCCTTTATCTGACTTATACAAATCAATAGCCCTAGCTGCAGCCTTCGCATCTGTATCATTCTCATACAGTGCTTGCTGT